CCAAGCGCATGTAGCCATGTTTCGTCTAGTGCGTTTTCTGTATCAACCAAGATGACAAAGATACCTTGCTCTTGTGCGTTCTTAACAATGTTGCCTGAACAAATATAGCTTTTTCCTGCACCAGACTCACCGGCAAATACTGTAATCTTGCCCAGTGGAATACCTCGATTAAAGTCTCCACTGATAAGATAGTTCAAGGCAAAATTGCCTGTTGAGATCCAATCAGTTGGATCATTGAAACCAATACTTAGGCCTTCAATGCTTTTGGTGATGTCCTTGCGGAACTTGCTTATATCAAATGGTTTTGCCATGATTACTTTCCTTCTTTAAGTTTGTATAATTCTGTAAAAATTTTACTGCTGTCTACTCCACGCCGTTGATCCATTGTTGCCAATTGTTCAAATGAATTTGTTAAATTCTTCTCAATTGGTTGCTCAATGTAATGCAACATATTCCGATAACTATCTTCAAGTAGGTACCCTGGATTTTCGTTGATCTTTGATTGTAATTTTAACTTTAACGAGTTTAACACATTTTCTGGTAAATGTCTAATATTTAGGTAATCAGGAGTGAGTAACGCACCAATGACAAAACTATTATTATGGAATCCTAGACCTTTAAGGTAGTCTACATATCCAAATACCGAGTCATAATTTAAAAGAAACCATAGCATGTTGAAACTTATCTTATGGTCAAGTTTTCTAATTGTGTTTAGATTGTCTAAAAAATCCTGCCACTTACCGCCGAATCGTATGTATTCAAATTCATCTTCTATGGTTTCTGCACTCACTGTCCAATGAACATTTTTGAATTGGCATACTGCATCAAACACTCCTGTATCAACCTTGCTAAGATTTGTGTTTATCCTAAGATTAACGTCTGGGTTTAATTCTCGAAGTAGTTTTAAATTTTCCTTCATCAACAAGGGTTCGCCACCGGCTAGGTATACATGTTTGAGATTCTTGGCGTGTTGATAAATGTAGTCTCTGAAATCCTGTTGCTGTTGTTCGGTTGGTTGTGATATTTTTTTACCCAATTCGTCTGCCCAACGACTACTAAACACAGGGCCACAATATACACAAGCAAGATTACACAAATTGGTCCACCGAACATCAATGGTTTGTAGATTAAAATTATTGGGTCGATAAGTATCCAATGGGGTTTGTTTGAATTCTCGTATGTAGAAAATTCTATCACTGATAATATCAAAACCTTCTTTACCATGTTCTAAATCGTAACAAGTATGACAGCCAGCAGCCGGCTGGTTATTGATTATATTAGTTTGTTTGGTAACATTGACAGGTCCTAACAGTATTTCTTCAATGGTGTTGTCTTTGATATTGCCTAGACCACCGGTTGTAAAATCACTGCGAATACAATTTTTTACTTTGCCATCAACGTTATACATCAACCCAGTCCATGGCATTGGGCAAAAATTCTTGTTGGTTAATATATCTTTGGGGGTCATACCGGTCCTAAAGAAATATCTGGAATTCTAAGATTGTTTTTTGCGGCCATATCTAATAGACCCAATAAGGTTTTAGCCCAGTTATCGACATCGGCGGCAGGTGGCACTGTTTTATCCAAGTTTGTGGCAATGTTACCAGGACGAACTACTACGATCTTTACTTTGAGTCGACGATGTCGTATTTGACGCACAGCTTCTTCTAATGTAACTTTTTGCAAACGATAATGATCCATGTCTAGTCCAGTCAACGACGACACAGGTTCTTGAGTCATCATTGTGCTGATCACAATAATCTGTTTGCCGGTGCCCGACCAGCGTTGTGCCATTTCAAACAACAACTCGGTCTGTGCATATCCGGCTTGTGCGTTGTTAACAAAAACATCACACGGTTCAATTTGATCACAAATCTTAACGGTGTTGCGAATATTGTTGCCGTCACGTTGACTAAGACCTACAATTTCATAACCCATGAGTTGATATTCTTCAGCAAGAGCTTGACCTATGCCGGCGGTGTGACCAGTGATTGCTATTTTCATACTATGCCTCTTAGTTGTTTTTGTTTTGCTATATATGCATCTCTAGCAGGAATGTCAGTATTATCAACACTCAACTCAACGGGCGTTTTTAAGTAAGCATAACTGTGATCAATGCTGTGCTCTAAGGCAAATTTTTGAATGTTGGGCAAGTCATCTACATTCAACACACTGACTGTTGTCCACAAATTCAATGTGACTGGCATTGTTTTATAGGTCATTAAATTACGATAAAAATCTTGCCAAGGTATAGGCCAGCGCACAAAGTCATGCACTGTGCCGATGCCGTCACAACTTACTGTGACTGTAACTTCGATGCCACTGCGGGCTATATCAACTAGTTCAGTTAATACTGTGCTACAATTTGTATTTAATCTGAGCGTTTTTAAATTAGGTGGCAAATTTTTCAACAGTCGTTTATAGTTTTTACTATAACTGGGCTCGCCGCCATTGATATCTAAATGCATAATTCGTTCTTGTGGCAATTGCCAGAATTGATCCGTATTATTGATAATTGGAAATACAGGTCCGGCTAAGCTGCCGATTCTACTGCTGAGATTTTGATTGCATGTTTGGCAAGCGGCATTGCACAGATTGTCCAACACACCACCTACTTGTAAATAATCTTTCTGTTCAGTTTGATGGTCTAACTCTGTTGCATACGCTCGTATGCTGTCAGGTTCAGTTTCTTCACAACGTATACATTCGTCAGGCCATTGTCCACTACTCATCAAATGTTTGGTATTGACCAGCCACTCACTGGATTCCATTGCTTCAAGCGTGGCAAATTCTGGTGCGTTGACCATGTGTCCACAGCGACTAACTGTGCCGTTGCTGTTGAAACGAACAAAATGATCTAGTCTAGGACAATACATAGGTTGGATTTAAAATCTGTTGTGCATACTCAATCACATACTCGTATGCTGTAGGATCAGCGGTTTTTATCCGTTGTAATAACTGTTGCCAAGTCAACGACTGTCCAATACAATCAAATATCACTGCATCGATACGCTGATACATGTTGTTGTTTTTCACTGATGAGATTCGTTTTATTAGTTCTGTGTTAGCCGGAAGCACACCTTCGGGCTTTGAATCTCTTCCTGTGAGTTCTCCGATGGCCGCCATTGGCAACAAGTTCAACGTGGTATTGGGATTCAAATACCTTGCTAAATTTAATAACCACACAAACTGTGAAGCATAATGGCGATTCAACGATATGTAATTCAATGCGAACCATTCTACTGTAACCGGATCAAGCGCAGGATTATCTCTCACGGTGTGTTGTATAAATGTGTTGATTCCTGAAATTAATCGATCTTGAGGATTTCGTATGATTACATCAATTGTGTTGATTCGTCGAATCTGTTGATTGATACGTATTGGCCAGTTGTTCTTTTTTTGTGGCGTAAAGAAACTAGTATGTCCATTTTTAAAAATAACATAGACATACCGCTGTGAGGGTATGATTTCAATTACCTCACAGCGGTCTGGAAACAAAACGCGATCTAAATGCGATAGCATTTGTTACGCTTTTTGACGGGCCCTAATCATTGCCAAGATGTCTTGAGCTTTGTCTGAAGATGGCTTGGCCACTACTGGAGCACTGGCCACTGCTGGCTCATCATCAAAATCACTTGATGCCGCTGTTGCGGGTGCTGACTTGGCTTCAACTTCGTGAACATCACCGTGTCCATCAACAACGGCTGTTGCTGGCGCTGGTGTAGCACTGCCTGCTGGAGCATTAACACCAGCTGGACGGAAATACTGACCCCAACGTTCTGTGTCGTAACTCTGTCCATCAACACTTGCTTCAAACATTTCTTTGATTACCTTGAGTTCAACTTCACCGGGCTTCTTGGGCATAAATGTGCTCAAGTCAAACAGGCCATGCTTTTCAATGGCTGCTTGTTCGGCTTCAGTGAGTGCTGTCTCTTTGCGAGCCCACTTTGATCCGTTGTAGTCAGCAAAGCCGCCTTTGCTACCTTTGCTGATGCGGAAGTCTAATCCACGCAGGTAGTCTGTTGGCAATTCTTCCAACTCAGGATCCATCAATGCACCCTTGATAGTGGTAAAGATTTGTGGACCAATAATGAATCTACGGATTGGATTTTCTGGAGTCTTGTCGTCGCCTAGTGGATTCTCACGAACAAAGCCTTGGAAAATGTAACTGCGTTTTTTCCAATACTTACGACCCATTTCTTCAAGGCTCTTGTCCTTGAACCAAGTGCGAACTTCTGTCAGCACAGGACAAGTTTCTTGCCACATTTCCACGCAAGGGACTTGCACATATACTTGTTTGGATTCCATTTCACCTTTGACGCCATTGAATGGCAAACGAATCATTGCTCGTTCTTGCCAAAAGAATGTGTTCTTGGTGTTGCCGTCTGGGAGGAATCGGAGTGTTGCGCTTGCGCCTTCTTCCATGTTCCAGTGTGGATAAATTGCATTATCGCCACCGGTGGAGTTGCCGCCTTGTTTGTTACCTTCTGATTGTGCGAGTCTCGCACGGATGTCTGCTAATGATGCCATAGTTAGTTGCCTTTCAAAGTTTAGTTACTATGTTGCCTATCTAAAAATTTAGATTTGAGTTGCCTGTGATGCTGAATAGAAAAAGCGCATACACATGTGTAGTATATACGCTTTATTTCTCAGCGTCAAGTGTATTTATGACGCGGTTGTTCTAATTGCAGAATTACTTCTTCATTCCGGAAAGTTCTTTGAGTCGGTCCAAAAAGCTAACATCCTTGGAGACTTCTTTCATTTTGCCGGCGTGTCCGTATTGTCCAGCCAAGGGCGAACGACTTTCTTCTGTGGCCGAGTCTGGGTGTGGACGGCCGTGAGCACGTTGATAGTAATCAAATTCAGCTTTACGATCCTTTTGCTCAATGTCTTTGGCAGTCAATGGCTCTTGACCTTTGCGCTGGATGGCTGGAATTTCATAATCTCTAGGATTGGTAGGATCAATAGACTCTTCTGCTGGTGGTTGAGAATATCGAGGCGATCCAAGTTTAGCCGTATCGTACGGTCCTGTTGGTTTTGGATCAGGTTTCCAGTCTTGACCAAAATTACTTTTCATGTCAGACGTGTAATCTTTATAATTTATTACATCAAGTGGGGTCGGTTGTCCACGTGCTCCGCTAACAAATTCAGATGGAATATCGCCCTCTTCTACTTCTTTGGCATCAACATCAATGACATCACCAGATTTAGCGGCCAGGCCAGATTTTTGAGGTGCTGATGTTTTGGCAGGAACGCCGCCGCCGCCCCATTTTATTTTATCTGCTTCTGCATCTTGTTTCTGCCAAGTATTGTGTTTTTCTAATTCAGGGTTGGCCATTTTTTCAGTATCAGGGTTCATGATAGTAGTGCCTGGGTTGACCATAACAGCTTCATCGGTAGTTTTGTCATCACTACCCATTGCATTGCCAATTGCGTTGCCAAGTGATGCACCAATTCTTGCTCCGGCTGGACCTCCTACCAATGCTCCACCAATGCCACCTAGTGCGGTACCTATTAGGCCTTCTTCCATGTCGGCATGATCGTATTCGGGTGCAGGACGTGGTTTAGCAGGAACACCAGCAATTTTCAGTATGCCCGACAGCGAGTCTTGATACTCGTCAGCATAGTCGCCTACGCTTTCACGTTCCATTCCGTAATCAGAATCTGGAATGCCAGGGCTGTTTCCGCCATAGCCGTCGATGCCCAAGTCTGCACCAAAACGATCTGCTACCCATTCGTACGGATCACCGTCACGAGCTTTCTTTGTGCC